GAACCCCGTGGCGACACCGGAAGAAGGCTGGCATGTGAACACCCGTGGCGAGATGCCTGAAGCTCTGCAACAATACGCAGTTGTTCCAGCCAATCCGCGCCGTGTTTGGGCTTAATTTTAAAAGGCTGAAAAGAAATGAAACAGACTAAGAAACAAACAGCTAAAGTGGCTAAAGTGATGGGCGAGTTTAAAGACAAAGGCTTGCACAGCGGTAAAGGCGGTCCTGTTGTTAAAAACCCTAAGCAAGCCATTGCCATTGCATTGTCTGAAGCTAAAGTGAAAGCTAAGAAGTAATGGACGCTAAACTTGCAAGGCTTAGAAGTGTTGGCAAAGTGTTGACTGCTGGTGCAAACAACACCGTCTACACCTGCCCTCCAAATTACATTGCGAAGATGGTGTTGCTGATTGTTTCAAACCATGCAGGTAATAACAAAACTATTCAAGTTCAATGGAACGATGTTAGCGCTGGTGGACTTTATCACATTGTAGGTGGATACAGTTTGACGGCTTATAACTTTCTAAAGTTTGATACTAGCTATCTTGTTCTCAACGCAGGTGATAGTCTTATTCTTACGCCAGAAGCTGCTTCAACAATGGATGCTACAGTTACAGTAGAAGAATATTTTGAACCCACACAAGGAATATAACAATGGCTAAAGAACTATCAGAACAACATAAGCGTTTTCTTGAGGTGCTCTTCACAGACGCTGGTGGCAACATTAGCTCAGCTATGCGTATGGCAGGCTTCTCTGAAGGCTACAGCAGACGCACCCTCACCAACTACCTCAAAGAAGAAATCATTGAAGCTACACAGCTTTACATTGCTATGGCGGCACCAAAGGCTGCGGTGGCTATGATCAATGCCATTGACGACCCTACAGAGCTTGGCCTCAAAGAGAAGATGTCAGCCGCTAAAGACTTACTTGACCGTGCCGGATTGGTGAAGACTGAGAAAGTGCAGGTTGAAAGTACAGGTGGTGTCATGATATTGCCTGCTAAGGAACGTGAAGAAGAATGATAGAAGTTGACACTACCAAGTATGACTTTGGGCTTGGTGTCTTCGTACTACCACAACCCAAAGATGCTAAAGAATATGTTAAGATACCGAGACTAAGTCGAACTATTCCATTTGGTTATGTAGTTGATGAAGTTGATGATGGTTGGCTTGTTCCTGTACCTTTAGAGATTGAGGCGCTTGAGAAAGCCAAGAAGCATCTGAAGCAATATAGTTTGAGGCAGGTGTCAGCTTGGCTCACTACGGTGACTGGTAGAGAAATAAGTCATGTTGGTTTAATGAAGAGGATTAAGAGTGAACAGTCCCAAAGACGTAAGTCCTCTACTTATCGAGAGCTTGCCGACAGGTACGAAAAAGCCCTTAAGAAAGCGCAAGAGTACGAAAAAAGAACAGGCACCGGACAAGACAGCTTCTTCGGTGGTGATCGATTCATCCAACTTAGCGCCAGCTTCTCCGACAATAGCACCGATAGTTGAGCCTGTTGAGTATCAGAACGTCATCTTCAAACCCAACCCCGGCCCTCAGACAGCTTTCCTAGCTGCTCCTGAGCGTGAGGTGTTGTATGGTGGTGCTGCTGGTGGTGGTAAAAGTTATGCCATTCTTGCTGATCCTTTGCGCTACATAGCCCATCCCCAATTCAGTGGACTAATTCTTCGACACACCACCGAAGAACTGCGAGAACTTATTTGGAAATCTCAAGAGATGTATCCAAAAATCTATCCCGGTATCAAATGGTCTGAGCGAAAGATGCAATGGCAGCATCCCAGTGGTGGTAAATTGTGGATGTCTTACCTAGACCGTGACGAAGATGTCATGCGTTATCAGGGTTTATCGTTCTCCTACATCGCTTGGGACGAGCTAACACAGTGGCCTACACCGTTTGCCTACAACTACATGCGTTCTCGTCTGCGTACAGCAGCGCCTGACCTGCCTGTGTTCATGAGAGCTACCACCAACCCCGGTGGTCCCGGCCATCAATGGGTCAGGAAGATGTTCATTGTCCCCTCACCACCCGGTAAAAGCTTCTATGCCACCGATATAGAGACAGGTGGTATGCTGGTTTACCCTAAAGGACACAGCAAAGAAGGCTTACCCCTCTTTAAACGCAAATTTATATCGGCTAAGCTGGCTGACAACCCATATTTGGCTGAATCGGGTGACTATGAAACCATGTTGTTGTCTCTACCAGAGCACCAACGTAAGCAATTGCTTGAAGGAAACTGGGATATTGCTGAAGGTGCAGCCTTTTCTGAGTTCAACAGGGCCATTCATGTGGTGGAACCCTTCACTATACCTAGTAGTTGGCCTAGATTTAGGTCGGCTGACTACGGATACGGTAGCTATAGCGCTGTATTGTGGTTTGCTGTAGCACCTGATGAGAGTTTGGTGGTGTATCGGGAGCTTTATGTCAGCAAAGTGCTAGCAGAAGACCTTGCTACGATGGTAATGCAGGCTGAAGATGGTGAAAAGATTCGATATGGTGTACTAGATAGCTCATGTTGGGCAAAACGTGGCGACACCGGACCATCTATTGCAGAACGAATGATTATGAAGGGGTGTCGATGGCGACCCGCTGACCGTTCTGCTGGTAGTAGGGTGGCTGGAAAGAACGAAGTACACCGCCGTCTACAGATTGATGCAATGACAGAGCAACCTCGTATGGTTTTTTTCAATACGTGTACACAACTCATTTCAGATTTACCAACACTACCCATTGATAAGACTAATCATGAGGATATTAATACAAAAGTTTCAAATGATCACACATATGATGCATTGCGTTATGGTATTATGTCTAGGCCGCGCAGCGGGTTGTTTGATTATGACCCTCTTTCACAGAAATCTGGTATTCGCATTGCAGACGAAACATTTGGCTATTAAATCGCTACATGTTATACCTTTCATTATAATTTGGAACACCTATGGCACTCATTGATAAACCTTCTAACGATAAAATACTGGCTCTTGACGATATTGCTAATGCTGAAGATATGGGCAGTGGCTCAGGCTTGATTAGTTTTATCGAAAAGCGATATACCAAGTCTGAAGAGTCTCGTCGTACCGATGAAGATCGCTGGCTTCGTGCCTATCGCAACTATCGAGGACTGTATGGTCCCGATGTTAAGTTCACTGAGACAGAGAAAAGTCGTGTGTTTGTGAAGGTGACAAAGACTAAGACGCTTGCCGCCTACGGTCAGATCACAGATGTGTTGTTTTCTAACAACAAGTTTCCTTTGAGCATTGACCCGTCTGTTTTACCAGAAGGTGTGGCAGCAGATGTTCATTTCGATCCTAAGCAAACTACACCATCTCCACAAATTCCATTTGGTGAAGAAGGCGCTGCTAGTATCGGTAAAGACTTTGACTTTGACAAGCTTGAGGAAATGCTGGGTGCGTTGAAGAATGATTTGAAAGACGTTCCCGGTTTGAAGATGGGTGTTGGCGCATCACCTACTTCTGTCACTTTCAGTCCAGCAATGGTGGCTGCTAAGAAGATGGAAAAGAAAATCCATGACCAGCTTGAAGAGAGCGGTGCAAGTAAACATCTCCGTGCCTCTGCATTTGAGATGGCATTGTTTGGTACAGGTGTGATGAAGGGTCCATTTGCAATTAACAAAGAATACCCAAACTGGACAGAAGACGGTACATATAAACCAACAATCAAAACAATACCTGAAGCATCGCATGTTTCTATCTGGAACTTCTATTGGGACCCTGACGCTAACAACACAGAAGAGTGCCAATATATCATTGAGCGTCACAAGATGTCGCGCACACAACTACGTGCATTGAAGCGCCGTCCTCACTTCCGTAAGAACGTCATTGATCAACTTGTTGAACAAGGTGAAACATACATTAAGAAGTATTGGGAAGATGACTTGCGTGACTACGCTCCCAACTTTGCTGTTGATCGCTTTGAAGTGTTGGAGTATTGGGGTAACGTTGACATTGAGTTGCTTGAAGAGAATGATGTTGAAATTCCTGAAGCATTCAAAGACGGTGATGAATTGCAAGCCAACATCTGGTATTGCAACGGTATGATTATCCGTCTGGTATTGAACCCATTCAAGCCTTCTAAGATTCCTTACTACGCTGTCCCTTACGAACTCAATCCATACAGCTTGGCTGGTGTTGGTGTTGGTGAGAACATGGACGATACACAAACATTGATGAATGGTTTCATGCGTATGGCTGTAGACAACGCTGTGTTGTCGGGCAACCTTGTTTTTGAAGTTGATGAAACCAACCTTGTTCCCGGTCAAGACATGTCGGTCTATCCCGGCAAAGTGTTTCGTCGTCAAGGCGGTGCTCCCGGTCAAAGCTTGTTTGGTACAAAGTTTCCTAACGTGTCGCAAGAGAACATGCAGTTGTTTGACAAGGCTCGTCAGCTTGCTGATGAATCGACAGGTATGCCATCGTTTGCACACGGTCAGACTGGTGTAAGTGGTGTTGGTCGTACAGCGTCAGGCATCTCTATGCTGATGAACGCAGCAGGCGGCTCCATCAAAACAGTGATTAAGAACGTTGATGACTATTTGCTTGCCCCACTTGGTAAAGCTTTCTTCAACTTCAACATGCAGTTTGATTTCGATGCTTCCATCCGTGGAGACTTGGAAGTTAATGCACGTGGTACAGAAAGCTTGATGGCTACTGAAGTGCGTAGTCAGCGATTGATGCAGTTCTTGCAGATTGTCAGCAACCCTGCGTTGGCTCCGTTTGCTAAGATGCCCTACATCATTCGTGAGATTGCTAAGTCGATGGACTTGGATCAAGACAAAGTTACTAACAATATGGATGAAGCTGCTCGTCAAGCTGTGTTGATGGGGCCACCTGCTGCACCTGCTGGCGCTGCTGCTGGTGCTCCACCTGTACCGGGTGCTGGTGTGGCTGACATGACTGGTGGTGGCGCTGGCAACATTGGTGTTGGTGCTGCTCCTGCACCGGGTGAACAAGGCTTTGCTGGTAACACAGCAACACAACCTGTACAGGGTGCTTAATGAACAGTAAACCGTTCCTACCAAAACTCAAGGGCATGCTCAACAGTCCTCATATGTGGGATGCTTTTGTTGAAAAACTTGAATACGATATTGAACAACATCAGCGTAAGCTGGAGCAAGCCACGGAATTGAGCGAAGTGTTTAAGGCACAAGGTGCAATTGCTGCATTACGGCAGCTAAAGTATTTGAAAGATGAGATTAATTATGCAGGCTGAAATGAATAAACTGTTTGCCGAAGGTGGTGTCATGCAAGAAGGTGGCACAGTCGATCCAGTTTCTGGCAACGATGTACCACCCGGTGCTATGCAAGAGGAAGTCAGAGACGATATTGACGCTAAGCTAAGCGAAGGTGAGTTTGTCATTCCTGCCGATGTGGTGCGCTACATTGGTCTTGAAACTTTGATGAAGCTTCGTGACAAGGCTAAGGCTGGTCTTAAGAAGATGGAAGAGATTGGGCAGATGGGTAACGCTGAAGAAGTGGCAGATGCTGAAGCTTTACATGGTGGGGATGACGAGATGGATGATGAGACTTTCTCGTCTGAGATTGATTCCATCCTTGGTGAAGAAGACAAACAAGAATATGCCAAAGGTGGCGATGTTCGTAAATATGCCGAGGGTGGTTATGTTGGTGGTGAAGCCAGTAAGCAGCTTTATGCTGACGCTCCAATGAAGGGTTTTGAAATGGTAGCAATGACCAATGATGCTGGTCAAACCATTTACATTCCTTT